AAAATTGCCGTAAAAATAATTGAACTTACAGAAGATAATATCAGACTTCCTTACAGACTTGGACGCACTGCATCGTCCGGTCCGAAAGTATAAGCTTGTATTTCAGAAAGGAGAATGTTATGGATCCAGAAATCAAAGGAACAGAACTTGATGAAAATGTAGAACCTACAGAAGAAGAGATTAAAGAAGCAGAGCAGGAGGTAAAAGGATAGGTCAACATATAATGTACATGGTGGACACTCTTTGGTATGCCGTGGAGCGTCCGGTTATCTTGATGAGGTAAACGAGGACAGAAAAGTTAAGAACAGAGTTATTTCTGCATTGCAGTCAGCAGGACATACCGTCTATGATTGTACGGACGATGCCGGAAAGACTCAGGGACGCAACCTTGCCAGTATTGTCGCAAAATGCAATGCACATGCCGTAGATTTGGACGTATCCATCCATTTGAATGCTGGTGGTGGAAAAGGCGTTGAAGTATGGTGTTATGGTGAAAAGACCGAGGATATTGCAGCAGCTATTTGCGCAAATATCTCTGCAACGCTCGGAATCCCGAACAGGGGAGTAAAATACACGCACAATCTGTATGTTCTTAGAAAAACACATTCTCCAGCAATTCTTATAGAATGTTGTTTCGTGGACAGTCAGAACGATGCATCGCACTGGAATGCTGATAAGTGTGGAGATGCGATTGCGTCTGCTATTGCTGGGAAAACGGTAGCTGGCACGACTTCAAGTGGAAGTGCGCCTGTGGCAACACCAATGGCGAAACCAGCAACATCAACTGGAAATAACTGGGTACGCAGATTACAGACAGCGTGTAATACTCAGGGTTTTTCCAACCAGCGTGTTGATGGAATCCCAGGTAAGAACACTCTCGCAGGTTGCCCGACCTGTAGAAAAGGAGCAAGGGGAAATATCACGAGATTGATTCAGGAGAGATTGAACAGTCTTGGATTCAATTGTGGCAAAGTAGATGGAATCTTTGGCACTGGAACACGCGCAGCAGTAATCGCATTCCAGAGAGCGCATGGGCTCAGTGCCGACGGTATTGTTGGAAAGAATACATGGAGAGCTTTGCTCGGACTGTAGATGTCGTATTCATAATTTTTACTTCTTGGAGGGTAAAATCTCCAGGAAGTATTCCTTGTACAATTAAATAGCAAAATGATGGCTGATGTACAATTCAAGCCATTTTCTATTACAGGAAATCCCTCCGGAGGAAACTCACTGGTTATTACGTCTCTTACGAATCTTAAGAAGATATTCGGAGACGCGGTAACCACAATGAATTCTGGTGCAGTCGTAATGAATGGAGATGGCGGTGCTACAGATGCGCATTTCCAAAATGCCACTTGGCAGAATAACAGGTTATACGCTACTTTCAGTTCGAGCATGAATAAGAATATCCGTGTAACTGGATTGATATATTATGCTCCTGGAACTGTATTGGATAATGGAACATTTTAACAATGCAACACCATTTACAATGGGTACGAAACCGTAAACCCAGCTTCTACAAACGAATCGCCAGCCACAAGATATATCTGTCCGTTTGGCTTGATCTCGATGGAAGCACCGTGACGTTGTCCAGCTCCATTTGCTGTCCAAGCTTGAGACTTAATTGTATTTTTCGGACATATTGCGCTAGGAAGCTTTGCAACTGAAAAGGACACACCCGATGCTCCACCACTTACAACGCAATGATAATCAATATGTACAATGCCAGATTTCTTTGTAATATGATATGTGGGATTCGTCCAAGCTGAAGATTCGAAGTTATAACTTGTTTTGCTATTTAGTTCTATAAAATCATCATTTCTCGAATATCCATTGAAAAATCAAAT